AGGGTGCGAGGGTTGGTACTGAAGTACTTGTTAGCATAGGAAATGTTGACTGGACGGGAAAAGGTTGGGGGTAGTCAAAGAACCCCCCTACTCACTTAAGAGAGGGAGAAATGGATTTATTAAATATGTTAAGTGGAAAAAAATTTACTGATTGGATGAATAAAGCTAGAAAAGGTGATAAGATTTCTTATTACCGTGGGTTTTTATTTGCTCCTAACATGCAAGCGTTATCACCTACATTAGATTTTAGAAGAGTTAATAATATGCGCAAAGCTATTTACACTGCGTATGAGCATAATTTAGTTACACTTGTTCAGAAAAGACACGGTGATTTTGATTATGAATACATTGCGGTGCGAGTATGATTTATGGGCTATTTTGGTTTATGCTTATTCCTATTAAGTTATATATTGCGTATATAATTTTAGTGTGGATTTATAAAATATTTTTGGGGATGATATGAAAGATACAACTTGGATACTTATTTTTGGTTCAATTTTAGTTATTATATTCATGTTATGGGTTTACTGATGAGTGAACCTGTAGTTAAAGAAGTAAATGTAAGAGATGAATTAAAACGTGCTGAAGATGCATTTTATGATGCACAGTTCTTAGAAAATGAAGAGGAAATGACAGCTGCAAATTTAGCTATCTGTTATTATCAATCATTTGATAGTCATTATTGCCCTGAATATCCAGGGTTTTAAAGGAGTAAAACATGGTAAAAACGCCAGAAGAAAAAAAATACATAGCCGAGCGTGATAAGTTAAGAAAAGAACAGCCTCGTAAATGGGACCACATTCAAAAAGAGCGTGATAAAATACGCGAAAAGAAAATGAACCAGGCACTTGCTGATGCAGAAGCAATAAAAGAACTAGATTATACACCACCAACAGTGACGTTTGAACAACCACCTGAGGGTACTGAAATAGGTGGCATGAAATCTTTTCATGTTGAAAAAGGTGAAGAAAAAAACACGTATGAGATTACAACAAAACGTGAAATAACTTTTAGTTATTTAATTCGTGCTAAGAATGAAGAGGATGCAATGATTCGCACACTTGGATTTGTTAGCAAGGACGGTAGTAGTCAACGTGAAGATATTAAACGACCTATGTATTCAAGTAGACCATTTATACGTGAATGGATTGATAAAATAAAGAAGGTAGGATGAGCGAAAATATAGAACTAAAATACGATATATATCAACCATTTGGCCCAAGTATCTTAAAAATTAAGATGCCACAGCAGTTTGTTGATTTATTAAATGCTGAAGGTGATAGAATACTTCATGATGATAAATTAAGTAAGGACCACGACTGGTCACATAACTTAGCGGGCAATGTTAAGAAAGAAGTTATGATCGATGTCAACAAAATTTCTAACATTAGAGAGTTTCTTGGATCAATGGCACAAGCATATTATAGACATACTATTAAATCAGAACCAGCTCCTGGTAGCAAGGTTGCATTTAGAGCGTGGATTGTATCACAGTATGCAGGTGACTTTAATCCTATGCATATACATGATTCAAATTTATCTGGTGTTGCATTCTTAAAGATTCCACCAAAATTTGAAGAAGAATATAAAAGTGAGGATCACCACCCAACAGCTGGGTGTCTTGAGTTTCTTGGGTCCATGCCAAATCATTTTGCTAATCATAGTTATTTAGTTAAACCAGAAGTTGGAGATTTTTATTTATTTCCATCCTGGTTAACACACCAGGTATATCCATTTAGATCAGAGGGTGAACGACGTTCGTTTGCTTTTAATGTTCATTTTACATTGGATGCACCCGTTAAAGGTGTTGATGTATAATGGTTGATACGACGAAGTATAAAAGTATAGCGATAAAGATTCCCTATTATGACGCATTGGTTGAATTAGGGAGGAGCATGCATCGTGGCCCAGGTCAACAAATGATGCATTTAATTGAACAAGAATCTGACCGGAAAGGTATTAGAATAAAGAATGAAAGAATTAATAAGCGCAGCAAAAGAAATAAATAAACTATTACAGGAGTGTGAAGATGAAGGATTGGGTTATGATGCTACACTTGCCAAAATTAGTGGTGTTAAAGTGCACGGCGTTATATTTCCTACACTCATGCTTATGGAAATAATAGATAAGTTTGCTGAAGGATATAATGAACGTAATGAGAAAGTTAAAGATGATTCTGATGAAGTTCAAAAGAAATATGAGGAGTATTCTAGGAAGTGGAATATGAAAGATATTAATTAATGGAAAAGAAAATAAAGATTGGTTATCAAGACATACAAATAGAGCGTGAGACTTCTACATTTCAGAAGCAGACAGATTGTTATGGTGAATATGACCATCGTAAGAATACCATTACTATACAGAATGGATTAGATCCGTTAGATGAGGCTAATACAGTTATTCATGAAGTATTACATGCAATAGCATATATTAATTCGCTCACCGTCAGTGGCCAGCCGCTTGATAGTGAGAATAAAGAAGAAATAACTATAAATCAAATGACTAATGGTCTTATGCAAGTATTTAGAGATAATAAATGGCTTCTTACATATTTAAAGGAGAAGCTTAAATAATGGATGAGAACAAAACACAAACATATGAGATTAATTTATGGCTAGAAAAGAAAATAATAGAGAAAATAGTCAAGCAATTTGAGAGTGATGAACAAGTATTACAATATATTGCTAATAATTTTGACAATACACCTGACCCAGAGTTTCCAGCTCTAGATCCAGAACGTGGATATACTAGGCCCAAAGCTTCTAAATATATAATTACATGGTCAAGAGTTAACACATATGTTAGAAAGAAAGCACCTAATAGAATAGAATTATCAGAAGATGAGAAGGAAATACAAAAAACACTTGAAGCATCAATTACTAAAGAAGCAATTGACGAGTGGGGTTGGAATGAAATGCTAAGGCAAGTAAGAAAAGAGTATTGGAGTCATCCAGATGCTAAGGGATTAGAAGAAAAAAGATAGGTATTGGCAAAGTATTATGAGTGATAAGAAAGGATTAACACCTAAACAAATTAAAATTCTTCAAGAAATTCAAGGATTTACCAAGGCAAATGGGTATCCACCATCGTATGAAGAGCTCAAACAATTGATGAATCTTAAATCTAAGAGTAATATACATAGATACATACATGTGCTAAAAAAGCGCGGATATCTTGACTTTTTGCCTGCTCAAGGTAGATCACTACATTTATTATGATTGGTATTGTATTGTGCGCTGGATGCTAAAAAGTTTTTTTGTTTTTTTATTTACCGGGATATGCCAATACCGTAATACCTTTTGCCAATTCTCTATATGGGATAAGGGATACCAGGTATTACGGAGGTATTACGAGTTCATGGTAAAAGAGTTAAATTATTGTATTTTGGAGGTAAAATGAGTGAAAAAGACATATATAACAGTAAGTTAGACCAATTAGAAAAGAAGGTGGTCCGTAATACCCTTGCCAATACCAGAGATATGGCATTAAAACACCCACGTGGTGAGGATGGATTAACAGATAAACAAAGAATATTTGTTGAGATATATGTAAAAGAGGAAGGTAGATTAACACCTACTGAATGTGCAAGACAAGCTGGATATAAACCTGAACGTGCACCTACTACAGCCTCTGAGTTATTGAATATAAAGAAATACCCAAGAGTTGTTGATGCAGTAAGAAAAAAGAGAAGTGAGCTACATGAGACACATAAAGTTGAAATGAATAAACATCTTGTTGAACTAGCAAGATTACGTGATAAAGCATTGGGTGATAAATCACATAGTGCTGCAATTAATGCTGAACGATTACGTGGACAAGCTGCAGGATTATATGTTGAGAGGAAGGAGATAAGAACAGGATCAATTGATGATATGTCTCGTGAGGAGGTTATTAAGCGATTGAAAGAAATAGGTATTGATGGCAAATTCAAAAAGAAAGATGGAAAAGAGTCGTTCGAGGTCAAAGACAGCAAGATGGTTGACATCACCGATATTCAGACAAAGAATAAAGAGGAGTAAAAAGACATATGACCGTAAAGACGGAAACAAATTTCTACAAGACTTTCAAGAAATGTTTAGAAAATGGGAGTGAGAAATACCTTATTACACGTATTGAGTCCTACGTTACACCAGGATTCCCAGATTGCTTGATATATCACAAAGATATTGGATTTTTTACTGTTGAATTAAAGGTTGTAAGACGTAATAAAAAAGGGGTTGGTAGAGTAGCAATATCACCTCTACAAATAGCCTGGAATACACTTCATGTAGCACATAATGCCCCTGCATTTATCTTAATACATGACCCCGGGAAGAGGGCCACGAAACTTTTTTCAAGCTCCAAAGTCCTAGAACTCCGTGATAATGACTATGATTCAGTGGACGGTGCCCTGTGGACAGGATCACTGGGCCCGGGATCCGATTCAGAGCTTCTGAAATTCTTAAAACTCCCAAACTCCCCCTAATATGTGAGGTCATTGGTCGGCGGCATGCTGACCCAGTAGTGCCCGGCCCG